CGGCGACATCATCATCCGCGGCAATGACTGCGAGGGAGACATCCAGGTCGGCCATCAGGCGCTTAGTCGGTGGGACCGCGTCGTGGTGGTGGACAACCTGGTGCGCAATGGGACGGTGCTCATCGTGCAGGCACTGAACGTTGCAGTCAGTGGAAACGTCATCACGGGGACAGGTGATGGGGGTGGCTACGGCATCATCATCAAAGACGTGGGCCCAACCAGAGACACAGGCGAGGGCGTGATCGCCAACAACGTGATCGCGGACGTCGGCGCGGCAGGCTTCCCGGGGGCCGGGATCCTGTTCTCCAGCAGCGGCGGATTCAGCGACTCGCTCGGACGGATGGTGATCAGCGGCAACTCAATCCACCGTGGCGCCGGAAACGCCATCGACCTCGAGGTACCAACGCGAGACGTCGTCATGGTGGGCAACTTGGCGAGCGAGAGCGGCAACGTGGGGATTGGGATGCTCAACGTGGAACAGTTCCTTCTCGTGGGAAACCTGGTCGTGAACCCGCGTGCGCTCATTGGTGTGCTTGTCACGGCCCGGTTTGGTCAGGAAGTGAGAGAGGGCCTGATCCTCGGGAACGCCGTGCGCGCAGATGACACGACGAGCCGAACCGCGATCAAGCTCGACGGTACAGACGGCATCCTTGACTCGGTGCTCGTGCTCGGAAACGACCTCGCCGATAACCTTCGATGGGACTACGCGCTCTGGGTGCTGGCCGGAACCAACGTGGCCGGCAGGAGCAACATCGTGGACCGCACCAAGCCGCCGGAGGACCTCTACTAATGACCGACGACCCCGACAAGCGCCTCACACATCTCGAGTACCAGTGCGGCGAGATCAAGAGCAGGCTCGACGCAGGGGCCGAACACTTCGCGAGCCTCGAGCAGCGACTCAAACCACTCGGGGCGAAGTTCTGGGCGCCCTTGGTGATGGCGGCGATCGGGCTCGGTAGCGGCTGGGCCTATTCCGTGATCCGCAAGCCGGATACGGGCGAAGTCAAAGAGATGATCATGGAGCGGTCTCCATACATCCGCGACCGTGCAGAGATCCAGCGTGTCGTTCTGAAGTACGACGCAGACTCGAACCAGATGCGCGACGCGTTGAACGAAATCAAGGTCGACCAGGCGACAATCAACGGCAAACTCGATCGAGTTCTTGATTCCATCGAGAAGCGGTCGAGCGGCACGCGGAGGGCTCCTCGATGATCTATGCGCTTCTTGGAGTGGCTGCGATCGCCCTCGGTTTCGCTGGGACTGCGACGGCACTCGGGATCCGCATTGGCGGCCTCAAGGCGGAGCTCGGTGAGGCCATCAGCAGGGCTCACGACCTCGAGGCGGAGCTGCAAAGCATCATGCGAGAGTACGCGGCAGGGAGGGCGGCTCACGCAAAGCAGCTGGCCGTTCTGCGCGCAGATCTGGAGTCGCTCGAAGCCGACCTTGCTCAGTGCAACACACCCGGATCCATTCGCCAGAGAATCTCCCAAGCAGTCGCCAAGGCTGCATCGAGGAGCATCAAGCCAGCAGGTGACGCATGAGGCGAGCGAGAAGAATCGATCCGATGGCGATCGCTGCGGTGCTCGTGGTCACTGGCCTGCTCGCCCTCGTCATCTACGGCGCTGGATGCTGCCGCGCGAAGCCCGCCACCCCTGTCACGATGGTGCACCGAGGGTGCCTGGCAGACGCCAATCTGGGGGCCGCGCCAAAGCCATCAGCAGAGGCAGCCGATCTCTCAGGGCCAGAGGGCGGATGTCCACTCACGTTTGAATTCTGCGCCACGGCGAAGACCGCCGCAGCGCTCGAGACATGGATCCGCCATTCGCTCAGGTGGATGGCTGAAGCGGAAGCTGCCTGTTCACAACCGGAGGAGAACTGACATGGGAAATTGGAGCATTTCAATCGAGGGTATTGGCTGCCATCACAACGACGATGCCGAGGACGCAGATCGCATCGCGCGGGAAACGGTCGCGAAGCTGAAAGAGGTGGGGCACAACATCTCAAGGGCTACCTTCACAAGCGGTATCTCAGAGGATCTTCAGCCGACGGAGGAGAAGACCGATGAATAAAATCCTAATTGCAATGTTATTCGTGATCTGTGTGCCGTTTTCTGGGCTAGCCCATGCCCAAGAGGCCCCAGATCCAGCCCCAGCAGCCACCGTGGCCCAGCCAGAACCAGCGGACACAGCCCCAGCGGCCTCCACGGAGCCCGTGACAGCACCTGGGGCAACGACCTTGCCTGCGGTAGAGCTCGACCCGATGACCGTCGCTGGAGAGGTCTACGAGCGTCTGCGCTCCGCTGAGTGGCTGGCAGCCTTCGGAGGGATCCTGGTACTGATCGTGTGGCTCCTGCGTCTGGGAGTCGGCAAGGTCCTGCCCTGGGTCAACACCAAGCCCGGTGGCTTCGTCCTCGCGCTCACCACGTCGCTCCTGCTGAGCTTTGGCACCGCCCTCCAAGCTGGGCAGCCGATGAGCTTCGGGCTCGCCACGCTGGCTCTGGGAGCTGCATGGGTGGCGGCTGGTGGCTGGGGGCACGCCAAAGATCTGCTCACATGGGCACAGGCGAAGGCTGGGATCGGATAATGCCCTGCCAGTGCAGAAAGAGCATCTGGTTCGGCACCGATCCGGCGCCGGCCTGTGCATCATGCTCGATTTGCGGAACGGGGCCGGGCTCTCGGCAGCCGAGTCCCCACGAGTTTCGTGACAGCGAACTGCCACGAGAGATCAGGGAGCACCTCGAGGCAGATGGATCGGAGGCCAGCCTCATGCTGCTCCGGAAAAACGAGCGGTGCGTTCTGTGCTACCAGACGCGCGACACCATGGCGAGGAGGGCGGCGAAGTGAGCCGATTCAAGACCTACTCGATCGCCCAGTCCAAAGCCCCCACCAAGGAGGCCGCGAGGGAGTGGGGATCACGGCAGGCATGGTGGAAGCCGCGGACGCGAATCCTTGAGACGAAGGACGGCGGACGCATGGTGTGGATGTTCCTAGTCACGGAGCCTAACTGATGGCGTTCACGTTCACAGTCGAAGATGGCACCGGGCTGGCCGGCGCGAACGCATATGCATCGGTTGCGTCTGTCGATGACTATCACTCCGGGCGCGGGTTCGCTGGGTGGGATGGCACGAACGCCCAGAAGCAGGCCGCCATCGTGAGGGCCACAGATCATGTAGACAGAGTCTTTCGCTCGCGATTCAAGGGCGTGAAGAACTCCTCTTCGCAGGCGCTCGAGTGGCCTCGGTACGGCGCGACGGACGGATCAGGGTATGAGTTGTCATCGACTGAGCTTCCCAGCGCGCTCACCAACGCAATCGCAGAGTATGCACTGCGCTCGCTGCTGATCGGAGTGCTGACCCCTGATCCATCATCGCCGGTGCCAGCACAGACCTTTGCCGTCGGAGAATCAAGGCAGACGTCTCCTGCAGGAGATGTAATCCGTAGCAGGGACAAGGTGGGGCCGATTGAATCAGAGACTGAATATCGCCAGCAGTCTGCTGTGCTCCCGCGGTATCCCGCCGCTGACATGATGCTCGCAGATCTGTTGGTGCCCAAGGGAAGGGCGATTAGGGCGTAATGGCGATTGATCACAGCAGGATGGCTTCAGTAGCAAGCCGACTGATTGCGTCCAATGGTCGCTCGGTGACTCTCGTGAAGTTCAGCAGGACGGCAGCCGACACAGCGAAGCCGTGGGAAGGTCCTGCCGCTACGGCGTCGACAGAGACCGCAGTCACTGCTGTATTCGTCGATCCGTCAACGTTCGGCTATACAGCATCCGATGCAGCCGACTCGCTCATCCGTTCTGGCGACAAGATCGCGCTAGTCGCTGCGACCTCTGGCATCGAGAAGTATGACGAGATCCACGACGGCACGGACGTCTGGAAGATCGTGCGCGTCAAGACGCTCGAGCCTGGCACAGTGCGGATTGTGCACGAGCTGCAACTGAGGGGCATGGCATGACCCCGGCACAGGCACGTGATGATATCTATACGCTCTTCAAGGCCGCGTGGGACGCAGGCACGACCAGTGCGGGTCTGCCGCTGCTGTACGACAACGTCAAAGGCGATCCACCCACCACGAAGGATGCCAACGGATGGCCGACGTCATGGGGGCGCATCGCCGTCAGGCACGCATCAGGTGGACAATCGACGCTCGGACCAAATGCGATCTTTAGCAGAATCGGCAATGTCTTCGTCCAGATCTTCACCCCGCTAGGCGCTGGGTTCGATGGCGGCGGAGATGATCTCGCAGATGATGTCCTGTCCGCGTTTGAGGGGCAGACGACCGCGCTCGGTGCGTGGTTCAGAAATGGGCGCCTGATTGACGTCGGACCATCAACGCTCTGGTTTCAACAGAATGTGATCACGGAATTCACCTACGACCAACGCAGATAAGAGCACACAGGAGAAACGACTATGACCGCAGTGAACAAAATTGACAGCAACAGCGTTGGGTTTCGGATTGCCGAAGAAGACAGCCTCGGTGTGCTCGGGTCGCCGACATGGAACCAGTTTGACGTCAACAGCTTCTCGGATCTGGGAGGGCAGCTCACGACCGTGGCGCGCAATCCGATCAACGCTGATCGTCAACGAAAGAAGGGCGTATCTACGGATCTCGACGCGTCTGGCGGATTCAACATCGACCTGACTCAGGAAAACCTCGCGATGTTGGCCCCCGGCATCTTCTTCGCCGCTCTTCGCACGAAGGATGAGCTGGCCATCGCAGACACCAACACCACTCTTGATGACTTTCAGCCTACAGCTGGCGGAGGGGCATACGTCGCCAACGATCTGCTGTTCGCACAGGGGTTCGATGACGCCGCAAACAACGGCATTCACCTTGTAACCGGCTCCCCTGGGGCAACGTCGATCCCAACCACGTCGAACCTTGTCACTGCAACTGGGCAGACTGGGACGATCCGCAGGGTCGGGTTTCAGTTCTCAACGGGGGATGCCGAGATTGACGCCAGCGGGACTCTGCCATTCCTCAAGACGACCACGAAAGACATGACACCGTTTGACCTCGTGCCTGGCGAGTGGGTCTACATCGGCGGTGATGTGGCGGCGGAGAACTTCGCCACTGCGGCGAACAACGGCTTTGCTCGAGTGTTGTCGGTGACTGCGAACGCGGTGACCTTCGACAAGGCAAGCGCGACAATGGTCACCGATGCGGGAACCAGCAAGACAATCCGCATCTACATGGCCCCGCGCATCGTCAAGAACGAGAGCGATCCAACCCTCATTGTGCGCCAGAGCTACCAGCTCGAGCGTACCCTTGGAGCTCCAGACGATGCTTCTCCGGCTAACATCCAGTCGGAGTACGTCGTAGGAGCACTGCCTTCGACTGTCGCGCTCAATCTCCAGACCGCCGACAAGGCCACTGTGGATGTGGCGTTCGTCGGCATTGATTCCGAGCAGAGGGATGCAACCACTGGCGTGAAGGCTGGCACTCGGCCAGCACTGACTGAAGTGGACGCATTCAACACCTCGAGCGACATCAGCCGAGCCAAGATCAACATCGTCGACACGGCCGACGAGTTTCCCGCTGCGCTCTTCGCATACTTCTCGGAGTTGACGATCAACATCGACAACAACATCAGCCCGAACAAGGCCGTGGGTGTCTTCGGGGCATTCGATGCGTCTGCCGGGTCATTCGCAGTGAGCGGCTCCTTGACTGCTTACTTCGCCGACGTCGCCGCAGTCACCGCAGTTCGCGACAATGCGGACATCTGCCTGGACTTACACATGGTCAAAGCAAACCAGGGTATCTCGATCGATATCCCTCTGTTGGCAGGTGGTGACGCTCGGCCGAACGTGGAGGCCGATCAGCCGATCACCCTGCCATTCTCCTTTGACGCTGCATCCGGTGCCAAAGTGAACGCCGCGCTCGACCACACGCTGCTGTTGCAGTGGTGGGACTATCTTCCGACCGTCGCTGAATAGGCGGCTGCGGTCGCTACTGTTGAGACTTGAGGGAGAAGCACAATGTCACTTTACGGAATGTTCGAAACTGATGGGAACCTGGAGACCGAGGGCCTCTGGCTCGACTATGGCGATGCGAGGATCAAGATCGCCAGGGCAGGAGGCTCAAACAAGCGCTATGAGAAGCGCCTCGAGGTGCTCAGTCGTCCGCATAAGCGACTGATGAAGGCGGACCGGATGCCGCTAAGGGAGATGAACAAGCTCCTCAAGCAGGTCTATGCGGAATCAGTCGTGCTCGGGTGGGAGGGCGTTACCGACCGCGAGGGCAACGTCATGCCGTTTTCTGCCGAGAACTGCATCCGTCTATTCGATGACCTCCCCGACCTCTGGGAAGATGTCCTGGAGCAGGCGAGGAACAGTGCGATCTTTCGCAGAGAGGTGCTCGAGAGTGACTCAAAAAACTCGTAGCGGTTCTGCTCTACGCTCTGGCCGCAGGGCAGGTCGAAGATCAGATCATGGAGCAGGCCGCGAAGTTCGGAACACCGCTACCGCCTGTCATTCGGGATGCTCCGGATCTGAGATTTGGTCTGGAGCTGTTCTACACGGCGTTCTTCGAGTTGAGTTCGTGCCGCACGATCGGCATGTCAGATGGACCGATCCCATGGCTGGCCATCGACGAGTACTGCAAACGTAACGAAATAGGCGGGGAGCAGCGTGATGCCCTCTTCCACCACACACGGGCGATGGATATCGCCTACCTGAAACATCAAGCGAAACAGTCGAAGAGCAAAAGCAAGTAGATGTCCGACCCCGCAACATTCTCGAGACGCATCGCGACCATCGCTGCTGGCGTCGAGAAGAACGCAGGGAAGCTAGTTCGGCGAGTAGCTCTCGAGATCGATCAAGCCTTGGTGCTATCTACTCCGGTGGACACCGGAAGGGCTCGAGCGAACTGGCTTGTTTCACTGGACTCGCCGAGGAGAGATGCGGTGGATGCATCGTCGGCCGGAGATGCGCTCGCATCAGGAGCATCCGTCATCCACGGAGCCAAGGATGGCCAGAAAATCTACATCTCCAACAGCCTCCCGTATATCGGGCGTCTGAATGCCGGATCATCGGCACAGGCGCCAGCCGGCTTTGTCGAGGCGGCGGCGCTACATGGCGTGCGTATCGTCAAAGGCGCCAGGCTGCTGAAGGGTGGATCAGATGTCTGAGACTCTCTCCATCGTAGTTGAGGAGTCTGGCGCACGCGTCGTGAAGCGCAGAATCGACGCTATCGGAACTTCTGCCAAGGAGGCTGGGGGCTCGGCCAAGCTTCTCCGGAGGGCTCTTGGCCTCCTTGGTGGTGCTGCGATCGTGCGCGAGTATGCTCGCCTGAGCGACTCGTTCACGAACATTCAGAACCGGCTCAAGACTGTCACCACATCCACGGGAGAGTTGGAGGCAGTTACTCAGCGGCTGGCAGCTATAGCTAACGACACAAGACAGAGTTTCGAGGGCACTGCAGAGGTCTACTCCCGAGTAGGGCGAGGACTGATGGAGCTCGGAGCCTCACAGCAGGAGATCCTCGACTTCACCGAATCCCTAAACAAAGCGGTTGCACTATCAGGGGCAGGAGCACAGGAGGCAAACGGGGCAATGATCCAGCTTGCACAGGGTCTCGGAGCTGGTGCACTGCGAGGTGAGGAGCTTAACTCGGTGCTCGAGGGCACCCCGGAGGTGGCCAGGGTGATCGCTAAGGAGCTCGGCGTCGGGCTTGGGCAGCTCAAAGCGTTCGCGTCGCAAGGGAAGATCACTGGCGATGTTGTGTTGAGCGCATTCAAGAACGCACGTGAGGAGCTTGACGAACGATTCCTGAAAAGTGTCCCGACCATCGGCCAGGCGTTTACCGTACTGCGGAACAACATCATCCAGTTTATCGGCAACCTAAACCAGACCACTGGGATCGCTGACAAGATCTCACGTGCGATCCTGTTCATGGCCGGTAACATCGACACTCTCGGACGAATAGCGATCACCGTAGCTGAGATCCTCGGTGCTGCGCTCTTCGCAAGGGCGCTAGGAAAGGCTCGGCTGGCAGTGTTGGCCTTTAATCAGGCTCTGCTCGCCAACCCGTTCGTCATCATAGCCGCTGCAATAGCGGCGGTGGTCCTCCTGGTGACGAACTTCGCCGACAAGATCAAGCTAGTCGAAGGCAACACAGCCACTCTTCGGGATCTGTTTAGCTCGCTCGGCAGTGCGGCGAGGGCGGCCCTGGGGACGATAAGCGGCGCCTTCAGTTTGATCTTCGACGATCTCGGTGAGGTGTTCGGGACCATCTTCGATAGCTTTGGCAACCTTCTGGTCTTTATCTTGACTGTGATCGACAAAATTGTTCTCGCATTCAAGCTCATGGGACTATCGATCAAAAACACGTTCCTGCTCATCGTCGACGGGATCATCTTCGCGGTTGCAAAGGCGGTGCAGTTCGTCGCGCAGAAGATTGAGGACTTCATCAACACGATCGCCGACGGGCTCGCCGCGATTCAGGAGCTGCTCCCAGGGCAAACGAAGCTGTTCCCAGCCCAGAGCAAATTTGTGGACTTTGGGAACTTCGGCGGAGGTCTGGCTGCGGACGCCAAAAGGGACGCTCTGCAGAGAGCCGCAGAAGTTGAAGACGCCTACAATGCATTCTTTTCGGACGAACTCTCATCGTCATTCAAGGCGGCGGCTGATGCGACAATACGCTTCCTCGGCGGTATCGAGGGAACTACATCCGACAAGATCAAAGCAAATCTTGACAAGGCCGGGGATGCGGCTGCGAATTCAGCAGCGGGGAAAGATGGCGGTGATGCACGAAGGAAGCTAGCCGAAGAGATCCGCAACCTCGAAGATGCGATGAATCCGCTGCTTGCTGCAACTCGAGAGCTCTTCGATGCACAGACTCTGCTCAACTCGGCGCAAGACGCGGGCATCATCACCGAGGCGCAATCCGTTGATCTCCTGAATCAAAAGCGAGAAGCCCTCTCGGCACAGCTCGATCCTCTTGGAGCAGTCACCGATAAACTGAAGGAGCAGATCGCACTGCTCAAAGTCGACCAGGGCATCCGAGAGCAGACCCGTGAGCTGCAAGAGATCGAGAATCAGCTGACCAGGGCGGGGGTCAAGCTCTCGTCAGATCAGCAAGAAGAGCTGCGAGGGTTGATTCAGGAAAGGGAGAAACTCTCAACAACGGAGGCCGAGGCCATCAAGGTGAAAGAGGCGCTTGCTGATGCAGACAAGGGGCTAAGCAGTGGCCTGCGTCTTATCGCGGAAGAGATCAGGGACGTAGGCGGGCAAATCGAAGACACCCTGGTAAACGCGTTCCACGGCGCAGAGGCCGCGCTAGTGAGCTTCGTGACCACCGGAGAGATCAACTTTAAGGGCTTCGTCGACTCGGTGCTGGCAGATCTGACCAGGCTCGCGGCTAGGATGGCGCTCCTCTGGGCAATTGATGCCTTCTCGGGAGGTGGTGGAGGTGGCGCTGTGCGGCTCGGAGACAGTCTGATGAAGTTCCAGCACGGCGGATCGTTCCATGTCGGCGGATCGGGCGGGCCGGATACTCAGCTCGTGGCGTTCCGCGCATCGCCGGGTGAGCGGGTCGACGTAACCCCACCAGGCCGGGGTCGGCAGGACGGAGGCAATGGTGGCTCAGGGGGTGGCAGCGCAGATCCTCTGGCGGTGCGCATCGTCAACGTCGTAGACAGGAGAGAAATCGCGGCGGCCCTTCAGGGCACAGAGGGGGAGCGGCTCATCGTCAATGCGATCGGTCGCAACCCGGAGCACGTGAGGCGACTGCTCTCCAGGTAGATTATGGCTGCGAACCTGTTCAGATTGCGACCAGAGCAGCCCATGACGCAGATCGTGAAATACCGAACTGATGTCCTCAAGGCATACGATGGGACTGAGGCACGCATCAAACTCCGCACGAACCCGCGCCAGAGCTACCAGTTCTCGACTCTGCTCGCAGATGAGGCAACGATCCGTGAATGGCGGGCAGCGCTCGTCAGAGATCTAGCCGACAGCCTCGAGCTGCCGATCTGGCATGACGCCATCACGACCTCGGCTGATATCTCGGCATCTGCCACCACCATCCCAGGCGACTTCTCATACTCCGAACTCGCCTCTGGCGACACCGTGCTCATCCAGAGCGCCGATGCCCTGATCTACGAGACGCGGATCGTCAACACTGTAGCCGCGGGACAGATCACGATCACCGTCGGCACGACATCGGCATATGCCCAAGGCTCCGTGATCGTCCCTGTCATCGATGCACAGATGCCGGACGGAGCCGGGTTTGAGCGGTATCCCACGAATGCTGCACGTTTCAGCCTTTCGCTAGATCTCAAGGTGCAGCCGGTGATCGGAGGCAATGGAGCGGCAGCGATTGCCACCCACAACAGCCTCAATGTCCTCGACCGCCGGCACGCGAACGATGAACCTGTAAACGAGACATTCTTGCTCGGGATGGATCTGCTCGACAGCATCAACGCCTTCCAGGTCGAGAAGTTCCAGACCTACGGCGACATCGTCACGGTCCGCAAATACCACGTGAACTCTATTGCAGAACGCCAGTGGTGGCGAGCCTTCTTAGCGGCCGCTCATGGGATGCGTGAGCCGTTCTACGCGTCAACGTGGCGAGAAGATCTGGTTATCGCTGCGCAGCCGTCGATCGGCGG